AAGAAACTTTATCGTTCATTGAATGTTCCACCATCAAGAATGGATGGTGAAGGTGGTTTCAACTTAGGTCGTTCATCCGAAATTCTTCGTGATGAAGTTAAGTTCAGCAAGTTTGTTTCTCGTTTAAGAAAGAGATTCTCATACATGTTTAATGACATGTTAAAGACTCAATTAATTCTGAAAAATATCATTACTCCAGAAGACTGGAATATTATGGAAGAACATATTCAATATGACTTCCTGTATGATAATCATTTTGCTGAACTTAAAGATGCAGAACTTCTGAATGAAAGATTGGGTATGGTTCAGGTTGCAGAACCATATGTTGGCAAATATTTCTCACAAGATTATCTGAGAAGAAAAATTCTTCGCCAAACTGATCAGGAAATTATTGAACAAGATGCTTTGATTGAAAAAGAAATCAAAGCAGGTATCATTCCAGATCCAAGTATTCCTGTTGATCCAGAAACGGGACTTCCACTTGATCAAACTTCTAATATGGATTTGGGTAAACCAGTCATGGAACCAAATGCTGATTCTCAAGGAGCAGCAACAGAAGTTGATGGAAAAATAGCAGAAATCCCCAAGGGCGGGGAAATATAAATACCACTGATCGTTTATTAATAACATCAAATGGATGACATTTTGGACATGATTATTGCAGATGAGTCTCCATCACAAATTAGTGATAGGATCAAAGACTTGCTTTTTGCAAAGTCAGCAGAAAAAATTAACGACCTTAAGCCATCAGTATCAAATTCAATGTTTGGATTTGATGTAAGCGGTGGTCAAACTGAGGAAGAATAATAAAAAATCTAGGTATTTATAAATAACTATTAAATGAACTCATAAGAATAATGGCACATAGACCAGTTGGGGCTGCATCCTCATTTAGTTTTTCTGCAGGCACTGCAACAACATCATCCTCTTTTTCCGTTCAATCGAGCGTATTGAGATTAGTTGCAGTCAATGCACCCGTACATGTTGTGATTGATGGAAATCCATCAGCAACTGTAACTGACTACTATGTTCCAGCAGATACTTCAGCAACATTAGCACTTACAAAGGCAACCAATCGTGTTGCTGGTATTACAACAGGAGCAACAACAATTGTTTCTGTTCCAGAGGGAACACAAGTTCCATTTGGTGTTGGTGATTTTGTAACCTTATCTGGGTCAACATATCATGATTTTGAACATAAAGAAGTTCTATCAGTAGATACTACATCTAATTATGAAGGTTATTTCCAAACAAGAATGACCGTTAACCATGATTCGAGTGGCATCGTAACCGCATTTAGTGGCGAAGATGCATCAGTATTTAATTCTGTAAAAGTGTCCGCTTTCGGAAAAGGAACAGGATATCTTCATTATCAACAAGTTCAAACTTCAGGAATCGCCTAAAATGAAACTTATTAGAGAAGAAATCGAATCAGTAAACTTTATTACTGAAGAAAAAGACGGAAAGAAATCTCTCTACATTGAGGGTGTTTTCCTCCAAGGAAACATTAAGAACCGCAATGGTCGTATGTATCCGATGGAAACCCTTCGCCGTGAAGTTGAAAGATATAATGAGTCAAATGTTGTTTGTGGCAGAGCACTTGGTGAACTTGGACACCCAGATGGTCCAACTGTAAACTTGGATCGTGTTTCCCATAAAATTGTTTCACTCAGAGAAAGTGGTTCTAATTTTATTGGAAAAGCAAAAATCCTCAACACCCCAATGGGTAAGATTGCAGAATCACTTATCGGTGAGGGTGTAAAACTTGGTGTTTCTTCTCGTGGTATTGGTTCACTGAAACCAACCCGTGAAGGATTTAATGTTGTCGGTGACGATTTTATGTTAGCAACTGCTGCGGATATCGTCGCTGATCCTTCTGCTCCCGATGCTTTTGTTGAGGGAATTATGGAAGGTAAAGAATGGGTTTGGGATGGAGGTGTTCTCCGTGAGAAGTTTGCAGAACAAACTCAACGCAGAATCAATACTTTAGTTGAACAAAAACAACTAGAAGAACATAAGTTAAACCTATTCAATGATTTCTTAAATTCATTGTAATTTATTAATTTATAAATAAATATAGATTTCATACAGGAAAATCGGAGAGTTCAAATGTCGCGTGACAAACAATTACAAGAAATGGAAGTAGGCACTAAGCAATCCAAGACTGCTGTTAATGCTGGTGCAAAAGCAGCAGATCCCATGCCTTCACTTTCAGGTGCAACCCCAGGACAAACTGGTTCATGGGAAGACCTTGGTGGTCCTACCCCAGAAAACTATAAGTCTGATGATGATTCAGCAAAACTGAAGACCGGCGAAGGTCTGAAGCAGGTTAAGGATGTTGTCAATAAGGGTGCTAAGCCTGCTGAGGCTATGAAAGGCATGAAGGAAGAGGAAGAACTCGAAGATGAATCTCTGATTGAAGAGGAAGAAGAAGTAGTTGCTGAAGAAGAAATTTCTGAAGAAGAAGTAACTGAAGAAGTTGAAGAGGAAGAAGAAGTAGTTGCTGAAGCACCCGAGTATACTGAAATCGACATCGAAGAAGATGTTAACGCTCTTCTTGGTGAAGAAGAACTTTCTGAAGAATTCAGAGAGAAAGCAAGAACCATCTTTGAAGCTGCTTTAGTTTCTAAAGTTAGCCAAATCAAAGAAGAACTGGAAGAGAAGTATGAAACTGCTCTTGCAGAAGAAGTTGCAGAAATCAAGGAAGCACTCACCGAGCGTGTTGATTCCTATCTTGAATATGTATCCAGTGAGTGGATTGAAGAAAATGCACTCGCTGTTGAAAGTGGTCTGAAGGAGGAGTTAACCGCTTCCTTCATGACTGGTCTGAAAGGACTTTTTGAAGATCATTATGTATCAATCCCTGAAGATAAATATGATGTGCTTGAGAGCATGGTAGAAAAACTTGATGATATGGAGACTAAACTCAACGAGCAAATCGAGAAGAATATCTCCCTCAACAAGCGTCTCGCAGAGTCGGTTGCTGATGGTATCTTTGAACAGGTTTCTGAGGGGCTCGCTGCTACTCAGAAAGACAAGCTCGCTTCACTTGCCGAAAGTGTTGAGTTTGAAAGTGAAGAAGAATATCGTGAAAAGTTGGAGACTTTAAAAGAAGCATATTTTGCTAAAAAAGCATCTCCTTCCGCTAAAACTGAAACCCTGTCTGAGGGTGTAAGCAATGGATATGAGTCATACTCACCATCCATGGCTGCATACCTGAGAACTATTGGTTCAATTAGCAAATAATTGAATTTAATATAATTCAAACAAAAACATCCACACAACAAAGGTAAACGCAAATGTTCCATTCCGAGCATCTGCAGGAAAAGTGGGCACCTCTCCTCAACTATGAGGGTCTTGATCCAATCAAAGATTCCCATCGTAAGGCGGTAACCGCAGTCCTGCTGGAAAACCAAGAAAAGTTTTTAAGAGAGCAATCTGCATTTGATCATGGATCAATGCACTCCCTGATGGAAGCTCCAACCAACAGCGGTAACGCTGCTGGTGCTCAGGGCGGTTTCGGTGGCGGCGCTGATGCAGCAGGTCCTGTTGCAGGTTTCGACCCCGTTCTGATCTCCCTGATCCGTCGTTCAATGCCTAACCTGGTCGCTTATGACCTGGCTGGCGTTCAACCAATGTCTGGTCCTACTGGACTGATCTTCGCAATGCGCTCCCGCTACACCAATCAGAGCGGAACCGAGGCATTCTTCAACGAAGCAGACACCGTATTCTCCGGAACCGACGCTGGTTTCAACACCAACATCGACCGCGACTTTGCTGATCCTGTTGCTGGTATCGGTACTACTATTCAGACTGGTTCTAACCCTTCAGTTCTGAACCCTGTTGGTACTGCATCTTCCCTCGGCTACAATGTTGGTCAGGGTATGCCTACTGGCGACGCTGAAGCACTTGATGGTGATGGCGCAAATGCCTTCAACCAGATGGCATTCTCGATCGAGAAAGTCACCGTTACCGCTAAGTCACGCGCACTGAAGGCAGAATACAGCCTTGAGCTTGCACAAGACCTGAAGGCAATCCACGGTCTGAATGCAGAAGCTGAGTTGGCAAACATCCTGTCAACTGAGATTCTTGCTGAAATCAACCGCGAAGTTATCCGCACCATCTACAAGGTTGCTGAGCAGGGTGCTGTTCAGAACGTTGCTACCCCTGGTGTATTTGACCTCGACGTTGATTCAAACGGTCGTTGGTCTGTTGAGAAGTTCAAGGGTCTCCTGTTCCAAATCGAGCGCGACGCTAACGCAATCGCACAAAGAACTCGTCGCGGAAAGGGCAACATCATCCTGTGCTCTGCTGACGTTGCTTCAGCACTGACCATGGCTGGTGTTCTGGATTACACCCCTGCACTCAACGCTAACCTGAACGTTGATGACACTGGTAACACCTTCGCTGGTGTTCTGCAAGGTAAGTATCGTGTTTATATCGATCCTTATGCTGCTAACCTGACTTCGGGTAACGCAACTCCTGGCAACCAGTACTACGTTGTTGGTTATAAGGGTTCTTCACCTTATGACGCAGGTCTGTTCTATTGCCCATATGTTCCCCTCCAGATGGTTCGTGCCGTTGGAGAGAACTCCTTCCAGCCCAAGATTGGCTTCAAGACCCGCTATGGTCTGGTTGCTAACCCATTCGCAGAAGGAACCGACCAAGGTCTGGGTCGCCTCAAGGTCAATGCAAACCGCTACTATCGTCGCGTTGCAGTCAAGAACCTCATGTGATTCATACTCACAAGAGTTTTCTGGAGGGTCCTTCGGGACCCTCTTTTTTTATCTAAATAATTAGAAAAATGGCAACATCAAACATATTTCAAAACCAAATACAGAATAGAAACTTTCTATCTCCAACTGGTTTTAAATTTACTTTGAATAGAGCACCAAAAGTTGCTTTCTTTGGAAATTCTATCAATATCCCAAGTCTTACTTTAGGTGTTGCGGTTCAACCAACATATCTAAAAGATATTGATGTTCCTGGAGATAAGATTGTATTTGAAGACTTAATTCTTAGATTTATTGTTGACGAAGATTTG